TGTTCTGCGTCGATAGCGTCGCGCTGTTTAGAAGCAAATTATTCGGCGCATACGTCAGCTTACCCGTGCTGTCGAACATCATCGCGTTGCCGGCGCGGGATAGGGCTTCCCCGCCGCAGAACGCGCCGCCGATGTAATTGCACGTATAGGCCGGATTGGTCCCAGCGACGCCAGGCGCAAAAAACAGCGGGCGCTGCGCATCGGGGAATGCGCCGGCCGGCGTCAGACCGAGAACCAGCAGAAGGGCGAGAAGCGCGCGAAACAGCTTCATTCTCATCAATCCCGCGAAATGCTGATTTTGGCCGCGAAGTCCGACGTGCTCGCCGGCGTGACCGCCGCCGCGACGAAACACACGTAAAGCTGGAGGGTCGGCGGGAGGTCCTGATTGTTGACCGACGCGACAACGGCTTGCGTCGCAGCCGAAGGCGTAGCTCCCGTCAAAACGGCGGGAGTGAGTGTCACCGGGAAGCCGGGGACGATCTTCGCCACGTCGGAATTCGGGGCCGTGCCGAGCGAAAACGCCGCCTTGTCATTGCAAGTCGTGTTTGCCGGATATTTGTCAAAAACGTAGACCGTTACGGCCGTCGTGAGCCCGCTTTGCCAACCGACCGAGAGATAATCGATTATCCCCGATGGAGCCGAGTTATCGCGGAAGGCGTTGATTGTTTGCAGCGCCCCGAGCGCATAGTTCGCCGTATAGGCGGACGCCTGGACAGTGGGGACAATCGCAATATCAACGTCCGACGAGGCGCGGGCCGGGCCGGCGAGAGCAAGGGCGAGCGCGAGCCCGCATAGAAGACGGTTCATTATGCGTCCGATCGGTTAGAGGCCGCAGGGGCCGAGGCTTTCGCCTTTGCCGCAGCCGCCGAGGCTTCCATTGCGTGCTTGTGGGACTGTTCGGCCCGCGACATTTCGGCTTGATGCTTTTCGCGCTCCATCGCGTGGCGCTCGCGATCGTGCTGCATTTGCGTCATGAGCCGCGAGGTCTCTAACTGATGCGAGGTAGCGTCGCGTTCCATTTGCGCTTGCGACTCGGCTTGCTTCAATTGCACCTGGGCCTGTGTCGCGGCGACCTTGGCTTGCGCGTCGGCTTGCGCGCCTTGCAGATCGAGCGCCGCCTTTTGCCCTTCGGCCTGAGTCTTCGCCTGGATTCCTTGCAGCTTGACTTGCTCGGCCTGGACCTCGGGAGGCGTGACGTCGGGCTTGGGTTGGCCGGCGATATCCTCAAGCTTGTCAAACGCCTCTTCTAGCGTTTCCTCAAGCTCGCGCCCGCCACGGAAGCCGCGCACGAGGAACAGGAGCATTTGCTTCGCGACCGGCAGGAGCGCCGGTTGCGCCTGGAGGATTGGTGCCCATTCCTTGACGAAGTTCGTCACTGCCTCGACGAATTGCGCCCTGTCGGCGCGCTCCTGGGTTTCATCCCCGGAGACAGTCGAGTCCGCTTCCACATCGAGCCGGAAGCGCCGCGTCACGCCATCCTTGAACAACTCGAGTACGTCATCCCATGTCACGGGCTGGCCGGGCTGGGGCTGTTGCGGCGGTTGCGGCGGCTTTGGCACAGGGGCCGGGCTAGGGCCACCCTGAGTGGGCACAGGCGAGCCCGGAGCCTGCACGGCCGCCATTTGTTGCGCCTGGAATTGCTGCATGGCCGTCTGATATTCGACCATCGCTTGCTGAAACTTCGCTTCGACCTCTTGCCGGGTCGGGAGCGAAACATTCGTCATCTTCGCGAGCGTCGCCTGTTGGAATTGCGTCGCGACAATCTGGCCGACGAGGCGCGCAATGTCGCGGCAGAAACGGGCCAATTCCTCTTGGCGCGTGCGAATCCGCATCGAACCGAACTGCGCTTTAATCCCTTGGGCCTTGGCGGTTTCGTTCGCCTCGCCCTCGCCGCGCATAATGTCGGAAATGCCGAAGATTTGATAAACGTCTTCGATCAACTGCTTACGCAGCGTCACGCACCCCTCGATTATGGTCATGACCATTTCGACGGGAAGCCAGACGATCGGGACGCCGCTCTTGGCGCCTTCCGTGAAGGCCGCCCAGGACTTAACCGCGATCATCGTATTTTCGATGCCGGGCTTTACCGCTTTCTCAATCTCAGGGAAGCCCTCGCCGTGCGGGCCGGCAGGATAGAAACCAACCAGCTTGAGGGAATCCGTCAGAGACGTAATGCGCTTCGTCAAGCCGTCGATTTCGTCGCATTGATCCTGGTAGAAAACGAAGTCTGGCACCGGCGCGAGAGAGTCGCTTGTGAGCGTCCCATAGGCGGGCTCGGGACAGGGGAAAAAGTCTTCGAGCTTGAGATACGGCTCGGAGCTATCGAGCACAACCTCAAGCCCCGGCGACACCCAAAGAACCTTGTCGCCGAACTTGTCCCACACTTCCCAAACGGCGGCCTTTTCCTCTTGCGACTCTTGCGCGGCAGGATTCGACGTGCGATCGGCCGCCCCGTTCGCCGAAAACCTATCCTTGAACTTGGGGAAACGCTTGTCCCATTCGTCTTTCGACAAGAACCCACGGAACGAGCACCAAGGCACTTCCTCCCAGGTGCGCGCCGTCCCGTGCGCGAAGTCGTCAGGATGGAGATAGCGCAGCTTCACATGCTCGAAATCGACCACGCCGGGCGTCTGTATTGCGGGAGCCCCAAAAGGTGGGGTTTCCGCCCCTTCGTCATCCGGGCCGCCTAGATTTTCCAGGCCTTCCGCGTCCGTATCGCCCCCAGCTTCCGCAGCCGGGCCTTGAACGTCTGTAACGTCGAGTTCCGCGCCTTCATCCGCCGTGCTGTCGTCGGCGTCCTTCATGACCGGCTCGTAATAGACGCGAGCCTGCCCGCGAGCGTAGAGCAAATAATCATGACGGACTTTCTTAAAGCCGCCGTCAAACTTGTTTAGATCAATCTGAAAATTGATCGCGCGTTCAAGCACCAAGCACGCCTCGCGCCCGATCGGGTCAGCGTCGCGGAATCGGCGTTGAACAACCGCCTTGGGCGCTTGCGAGTAAACAGCCGGTTCAAGCGTCTCAATATTGCTCCAGAGCATCGAGTATCGCTTGCTCTTGGCGTCCGCGCTTTTCTCATAGAGATAATTCTCGCGGATCACGCCACAGCGCTTGCGCCATTGCACCATCGCTGGCGTATCTTGCGCCTTGGCAATCTCGGACAGCCACTTCGCGGCCTCGCCGGCCGTAGGGTCTTTCGTGTCCTCTTCGCCGCGCTCGGTTTGGTCTTTCACCGCTCGGCCCCGAGGAACGCCGTAATTTCGTCGCGCGTGTCGCTTGTCGGCAGGAGCAGCAGCGCCTTCCGTAGCAGCGCGCGCGCCTCGCCGCCGCCGTCGCCGACCGAGATATAGTCGCCGGCCCCCACGACGAGCGCAGGAGCCATCGAACGCAACCGCTCGGTCGAGCAATCGGCGCATACCCCAGGACCGCCGCAGCGCGCCCTAAAGCCGTCTTTGTTTGGAGTAACCCAGCCGTGACCGCTCATTTGAAAACCTTTGCGTTGGCGTGCGTCTCGCCGTATTCGACCGCGCGCACCAGCCCACAGAGCCACGCGGTCGCGGCGGCGCAGGAGCCGCCTTTGTTCGCGTCAGACAACCGCACCAGCCGCGCCACGAGGGCGTCACGCTCAACCGGGTCGAGATCGAAGCGGGAGAGGTCGTCGCCGTAGCCGCGCCCCCGCCATTCCGCCTTGCGTTGCTCAAGCGTCGAGACGAGCCGGCCGCGCCAATAGGCTTCGTCGAACGTCGCGTGGCCGGGGAATTCTTCGCTCATGCCCGCGCAGCCTTTTCGTCGTCGGTTCCGAAGTCCCGCCACTCGTCAAACGTCAATTCTGTAATCTGTCGGAACAGTTCGGGCTCCGGCTCATTGTGCGGGCGCATCGGAGAGCGCCACGAGACAGAGAGATAGCGCCAAGCCGAGCCGCCATGCGACGGCCATCCGTGGTCTGGCGTGTCAAGAAACACCATCTTTTTGGCGTCCCATTTGACCTTATATTCGCGCAGGCAATCGAGACCGCGTTTGCACCGAACGGCGTCAAAGCGAGCGAACGGCAGCGTGCGGCGGCCGGCGTTAATTCCGTCCGCGATCGACTGGAGCGGGACGAGTTCGCACTTGCGCTTGTGGACCTCAATCAGCGTCTGGATTCGCGACCGCGCGCCAGGAGCGCCGGGCTCGCGAACCTTGGCATCATGCGGGACGTAATCAATCCCGTTGTAGCCGCGCTCATCGAGCCACTCGCAATAATGATCGAAGCCCAGCCCGGAATTCTCGTAGTAATCCACGACGTCGATATGATCGTGGTAGACCTGAAAACACCAAATCGCCATCGAGTCGCCAACGCCTATGTCCCAGGCGGTGGTTACCGGCAGATCGGGATTGACCGGAACGCGACCGATACGCCCTTCCGCTTCCGCGACGCGAAGCTCTTTACCCCAATAGGAGCCGAGAACGGCGGCATCGAACGAGCAATAATATTCTTGCTCGATTAGGGAATCGGCCGCCTCTTGGCCGAAAATGCCGGCATATTCGACGCGCTGGACCTCGATCGCGGTTTTTGAAATCGCGCCCGTGTCATCAGCCGAAAGAACTTCCGCAAACCAGTCGTCGCGAGTCCGCGCCATATCGAGCATGGACTTGCAATGATTGCGACCGCGCGACGTCGTAATGAACATCGCCCAGCCGTCGTTCTCGACGAGGATCGGGGCCAGATATCCATAAGCCGCTGGATTAGATAATGCCCATTCAGAAAACACCACACCGGCAGGAGGACTGCCAACCGTAGAGTTGAAATTATCAGAGCCGACAACTTGCCACGTCGCGCCGTTTTTGAACCGAATGAACATCTCTTGTTCATTCGTCGAAGCCCTTATTTCCTTCGGAAACGCCTCGTCTATGCGGCGCTTGCCCGTATGAGGATTGACCGCCGCCCAAATTGCCTTGCGGCCTTGGGCATACTCCGGGAGCATATGCCAGTAGGTCGCCGGGCGCCGTTGCGTGCAGATCGCCGCCCAATGAAGGCAAACCTCGTCCTTGCCCGATCGCCTATGCCACACGCCGAGAGCGCGCTTGCCGCCACTCGCCATGTAATCAAGCAGCGGAAGCTGATAGGGGCGAGGCGACCAATTATGCGGGAGCTCAATCGTGCTCGATGAGCGCTTTCGGCTTTTGGGAGGCGCCCGCAAAATTCACCACCTGGACAGTAATGTTGCCGCCCGCTTCGTCTTCCGGTTTTGAGCGGAATTCGTCGGGCATGCGGTTCATCACCCAAAGACGTATCGCGCCCACATCGGGCGGGACATGCTCGACAAACGGCGTGCGAATTATCACGCCTTCGGAGCAGAAGACCTTTTCCGACATGAACGAGTAGCCAATACAGCGCTCGTAAAGCGCTCGCTTAACCCGTTGATCGGGACCGGCGCGCCCGATCTTGAGAGCGTCCGCGAACCCCGGCTTTTCGTGCCGCCAATCCTTGATTGTTTGCTCGGAAACCTTGAAGAATTCCGCAAGATCGAACTGCGTCGCGCCCAGCTTGCAGAGCAAGCGCGCTTGCTCGACTATTTCATCGCGATAAGCGCGCTTGCGCTTCGCCGTGGTTTTACGCGGCTTAGGCAACGGGCGCCGACGCCTCGTAAAGCCCGGCGAAGTCCGCCGAGCCAACGTCGAGAACCTCGGAGCCAGCGGGGATCACCCTCAGGCCCTCGCGCACCGCGACGCCATCGCGGTTTTTAGGCGAGTTGAATCCAAGGCCGGGGCCGCAGGACGCCTCAAGCGCAGCGAACCGCGCCGAAGCATCCGCGTCGTCGACGGCGGCGAACACCACATAAAGGCGCGCGATATATTCGGCCATCAGGGCAATTCCTTGCAGTAAAAAGGATTCGCGCCAGGAGCCCACCCTTGCATCTGTGGAGCGGCCTCGCACGCCGCGCGCGTCGGGTAAGGCGCGCCCGTGTCGCACATGAGCCCATAGCCAGGGACGCAAAGCACATAGCGGGGCGCGGCAACCGGGGGCACAGGCGAGGCCGCGCACATCCAAAGGAGCGTGGCGCAAGCCCGGATCACAGCTTCCTCGCCGGATGCAGCTGGCGAATGTTCGACGTGAAATGCTTGCCGATCGAGTCCGCCGCGATCAGCGCCGCGTGCTTTTCAGCCGAGACGCCCGAGTAGACATAGCGGACGCCCGTTTTGAACTCGACATGAAGCTCATTCGCTGCGGCATCGTGGCCCACCGCTGAGAGGGACGAGGAAGCAACCGGGACCATTTCAGGATGCGACATCAGCCACCTTTGGAATTTGGGCGGCCCCGCCCAAAACCCGCAAGCGGGGGCCTCGGGAGACGGTTGCGGGGCCGCGTTTCGCTTGCGCGAATTCGCCCCTCAGTCGTAGCGCTCCTGTGCACGGGCGTTCGGCTGAGAGGAAACGCCCGACAACGGCTTAGGAGGCCGGGCGAATGGGAAATGGGAGCGGGGGGCGATTCTCCCCCCTGGGCCGGATGCTTGCCTTTAGCGCCATGCTCGCGTCGCCTTACGCTCGGCAAAAGCCGGCTTATCGGAGAGGTCCGCATCTCTTTTCGGGCGATTGAGACGCCCGCGAATAGACCAAAGCCGCTCATGCGGCAGCAGCCGAAGCCAATCGGCCGGCTGGATTTAGAACCGTCTTGCGGGAGTTATCCGGCTTGGCCTGGACCGCTTGCGAGACGTGGGAGGCTTCTACGACAACCCGAACGAAACGACCGAATAACGGTAGCTCTAGCTCGAATATGCCCTTTGGGTCAATCCCCACGATGCGCGCCGCGTGCCCGTGGAAGGGGCCTTGCGTGATTTCGACCGTGGCGCCGAGCGTTCCCCACTCGCGCCATGTGGTAGAGCGCTGGACGGGCGGCTTGGACGCGCGGAGGAATTCTATTTGCTCGAGTGGAACAGGAACCGGGAACCTTGACCCTGTTGCACAAACGAACCCCCGGACCCCAGGGAAATGCTGAATTTCCTGAAAGATGCACTCGGATAAGGCGGCAAAGACGAAGAAATAGCGTCCAAATCGCGGGCGCGAGCGATCAGCGCGCGGCGCACCCACGAGGCGCGGAGGGCGTCCTTGACGAAGCCTTGCGCCCTCTCCCTGCCTGCCAGCACTGCGGCGAACGTCAAAGGGTCGCCAAACCACCAGACCGGCAACGGCAAGGCCGAGACACGCCTTGCCGTCCTGGCCTTCGACGGCTTCGACGCAATACCAAGCTTTTTCGGAAACGCCATTCATGCAATCCCCCGATTTGCTGATTCGCTCCCAACCCATCGCGCGGCGCGGGCTGTGGCGCAAGATGCGCGGGCTTAGCTGTCCACATCCTTTGAGAGCGGCGAGCCGGCGAGGGTAACGGGGCGCTTGCGGTTCGCAGCTGAGCCCTTTGCAGTTCGCAGCGTGGCGGCGCGCGAACCCTTGGGGAAGTCGAGCCGCTTGAGCCGATCGCGCCGGCCTCGCGTATCGAACTCAAACACCAGCGCGTTTTCGTTCGCGTCCAAATCAACCTTTTGCATTTTCGCCCCAAGAGCCCCGTGGGCTCGTTTTGTGATGGCAGCGCTACCAGTGTAGCTCGCGGCCCCGCTTCGTCGATATTATCCCTTATACGGATAGATTGCGGGCCTATGCGCGCGGCGGAGGAAGGTTAAGTGCGCGGCGGCCCCGCCATCCCGCAAAATCCCAAAGTCCTGCATCCTTCGTCACGCTCCGCGTCCCAACGCCACGCCATGCACTCACTCGCCAGACACCGAGCCGGCGAAGTGTTCGCCCCGTCCTTGGCGCGGTTGCCGCCTTCCGTTCCGAAGGGCACAGCGAACGGGCACCATTTTTTCGTGGCTTCGGCTTCGGTAATCATTGGCGTTTTCCCTCGATAAGAGCGGCCAATTCGGCCGAGATGCGACACGGCTGATAGGCGTGGCCTCCCGCGTTTTCGACGAGCCAGGATTGCGCGTCTTCGCGCATTTCCCTCTGAGTTTTCGAGGCGTTGCTCATCGAATTTGAGTATTTGATGCTGTCCGCCATCGCTTGAACCCGCGCCTTGGATGCGGCACGCTCGGCTTCGGAAAGCGTTTCGACCGGCCGTTGAAGACGGGGCGCTTTGGCCTCGTAGAGACGCCGCTGCTCCGCGTGCCGCTCGGCCGCGACGCGCGAGCAAATCTCGTAAAACTCAGGGCTTGACGGCGGGAAAGCACCACCGGCCTTGAGAGCCTGTATCGCCGCCTCTTGCACGGTTTCCGAGGGGAAGCCCTCAAGCACCGTGAGATACGCCTCAAGCGTTATCCGGGCGTCCGAAGCGGTTTGACGATACGACGGAAAGCCGTGGAACATCCCGACCAAGGCTTTCGTTTTGGCGTCGCTCATTTTCGTGAATCTCCTTCAAAATCGTGGTCATTCCGTTGTCGGGGCGCTCGTATGGGGCGCGCCCAGAGCGCTTGAATTCATCCACGCGCAAGCACCAAGAAACCCAGGCGCTTGACCAGGAAACCATGAGAGTGCCGTGACTGTGATGGTAGGAACGAAACTTCGGCCATTCCCGGCGCATGTCATCGACCGAGAGCCCATGACGCTCCGCAGTGGCCTTGTCGCCAATCGTCGGCTGCGCATCGACCGCGATTCGGGATTTGGATTTCTCGCGCTTGGCTTTGGCCGGAGCCGGAGGCGACGCGACCAACCCAACTAGGGGATTATCTATAATCTTGGGCTCAGGGAGAGGTTGTTCTTTCTTCCTGTCCCTTACACTGTCCCTGTCCCTTGGGAAGCCGGGAGGATCGCGCCCGGCATCCCCACGGGGATCGCCACGGGGATCGCTAGGCGATGGTTCGCGTTTCCCCCATCTCTTCGCATTTCCGCTCGCGGAGCGCTCGCGCTGGCGAAGGCGCATAGCCCACGCTTCCGTGGCTTTTTCAGCTATTACAGGATGGTAAAGACGCCCGTCGTCGCACTTAATAAACCCACGGAGGGCGACCGCTCTGAGCTTGTGCCAACCCTTTCCGGCTCCAGAAAGGTGCGACAGCACTCTATCGTCATCCGGCAGCGACGCCGCAGGCACTTGGAGCCAAGCCTTGCACCAAAGGGCCACAGCGGCCTTAAATTCGTCGCCCGTCGAGAGTGCGAAAAGGTCACTATCAATTAGCCGGACAACGTCGAGCGGCATAAACGCTAAGCCGCGCATATCTGTTTCAGGAAGGACGGGAGGTTTCACAATTGCCCCCCGCGCTCTAACGCCGCCATGTAAAGGGCGAGTATCCTTTCCTCTTCCGCTAATTCCCGCCCGTAAAATTCTAGTGTTCTCCCCACCTGCCGAAGGCGCGAGCCGGAAAGCCCAAGCCCGCGTGCGAACTCAATGGCGTCATTCACTTTTTCGTCAGGCGTCCGCTCCAGCCTTTTGAACGCCGGCCTTCGATTTGGGTTCATCATTCGCCGCCCCCGTGTGTTTTCATCGGCCGAGCGTCCCGCGCGCGCTCAATCCGCGCAATCAGATATTCCAACCGCGCGACGTGAACGGCTTGCTCTGCTTTTGTTGCCTTGGCGCGGCCTTCAATGCAGCTAATCGCGAACCGCAGGGCTTCGATTTGCGCCGAGTCGCTTAGGATTTTCGCCATCATCGGCCCCCTTGCGCGAGCGCGGTTTCGATCGCCAAAAGCGCGGCTATCGTGGTTTCGTCACCCGCCGCGATAAGCGCGTCAATGCGGCGTAGCGCATAGATAATCGTGCTGTGGTCGCGATCGCCGAACACTTGGCCGAGGCGCAGCAGCGAAGCCCCAAGCCGCACGCGGGAAAGATAGATCGCGACGTGAAGGGCGAGCTTCGCGCGTAGAAAGCGGCGGCGCGAGAGCATGTCGCTAATCGGTTCGTCGAAATGAGCCGAGCACGCTTCCATGATCTGCCACGCGGCGGCGCGCGACACGCAAGTCAGCTTTATTGACAAGTCGGCACGCGGAAACGACGAGGGATCGGCCGGAGGCACAGGCGGCCGCGCTGGCATGCGCACCGCGACAGACGCCGGCTCTGGCCTTGGAGCCAGAGCGGCATCCCAGGCCGCCTCAATCGCGGCCCCGCGCGCGGCTATCTCAGCCTCGCGATAGGCTTTGCGCGTGGCTTCGCGTTCCGCCGCCTCGCGCTCCAACTGTTTCCGATAGAGCGGGCCGCGCCGGTTGATCGAGAGGGCAAGAAGGCTCATGTTCGCGGCTCCAATTGCTCGATTGAAACCGTGACGCCCTCTATGGCGCCGAAGCGCTTGGAGGCGTGAAGCTCGCAGACTTGCGCGTCGTCGGCGTAGGCAATTTCGTTCAGGGAGTCGGCTATGAGCTTCGCCACGTTGTCGGCGTCCGGCGTCGACGTCATAAACTTTCGCAGCCGATCGGCCGCCGTGTAGCTCTTGGGGAACGCCCAGCAGGCCGCGACAGTCATCCGGAGAGCGCCAGTGAGCGGCCCAATCCCTGCGAAGGAGCGCGAGGCGATCAGCCCAACCGCGCGCATGTAGGAGGCTTGCGCGGATGGCGTGTAGCGGCGCACGCCGTTCGTCCCGGCGCGGCGGAAGGCAAGTGGCTTGCCGGGAATGAAGAACGAGACGATTTCGCGCTCAGGAGCCGGCGGCGAATAGTGAACAGTCGCGAGGATTTCACGGTGAAAGGCGGAAAACTCGGGCGAGCCCATCAAAGCGGCTCCATCCCGAGGGCGGTCAAATACAGATCGAGGATTTCTGCTTCCTCGCGCCGCTTGCTCGCGTCCTGGCGCCGCAGCGACACCAGCTTGCGAATAATCTTGGCGTCATAGCCAGAGCCCTTCGCCTCGGAATAGATTTCTTTCCGATCTTCCTGGAGCTCTTTGATATCGGATTCGATCCTCTCAACACGTTCAACAAAGGCGCGAAGGTGCGCCCCATCCACGCCGTTATGTCCGACGCCGCTCATACGTGCCTCCAGTTGTAGCCGTTTGTGATTGCGCTCACGGTGGTGCGGGCCACGCCAAAGCGGACCGCTATTTCTCTTTGAAGAAGGCCGGAGCGCCATAGCCTGATTATTTCGGAGACGTTGGCGCGCGTGAGCTTTGCGCGCCCATGCCGCTCGCCACGTGGTGGGTTCTCCGTCCCGTGGATTTTCTTATCCGCGCAATTCTCTTTCCGAGTCGCCCAGCGTAAATTTTTGAAATAGTTTTCGGACTGGCGACCATTGTTGTGCGCCGCGTCGTGTCGCGGAGTTGGCGGCGCACCGTGAAAGGCCACGCAAACAAGCCGATTGACGAGCCTATTTCGGCCGTCGAGATGAGCGACCACATAACCGTTCTTCAGTGTATGCAGCGGGAGTAAGTCGCCAATTTTGTTGTATCGGCGGCGGGTCAGGCATTTCACCCGGCCATACGAACTGACCGCATAATCAGGAAAGTCGGGAGATACGCGCCATTCTTCACATTCGTCGTCCGACATCTTGGTTACTCCAAGCGTGCGTTTAGCCAGTGCGCTGAGTGAAGCGCCGTGAAAGATTGATTGAGGGCGATTAGGCCGAGCGCGGATGTTTCGCGGAGTGGGCTGGCGACGCGCCAGGGCTCCAGTTGAGAACCCTGTCAGCCGAAATCCCCGTCACCTCGGAAGCCTTACGAAGAAGCTCCCCGGACGGGCTCCGCATTCCAATTTCGATCGCGGCTATCGTCCAGCGATGACGCCCGAGAAGCGCCGCAAGCGCCCCCTGAGAAAGCCCGTGGCGTTCACGGTAAATCGCGAAAGGGTGTTTTTCGGCTCTGTTTTTCATGTCACATGTTTGCGCTATGCAAACCCTCCCTGTCAAGACATACTCGTCAAGTTTGCATGATGGGAGGCGAATTATGTTTGCTTGTAGCATACGATTAGGAATGATTGAGATAATCAAATCAAAGCGTCCTCCGTATATATTTTTGCGCGAATGGCGAAACAAGTTCGGCCTTTCGCAACAGCGGCTGGCGGAGCGCGTCGGAGTGAACAAAGCCCAGGTTAGCAACTGGGAAAGTGGCGCTCGTCGCCCATCATCACAAAACCAAGCCGCGCTGGCCGAGGCGTTGGGGCTGGAAGTCCTTGAGTTATTCCGCCACCCTGACAGGCCCAGCGCCGATGACCTTTTGCGAGAGGCGACGCCCGAGCTTCAAGAAAAAGTTATCAAGATGATCCGGGTGATGACAGGAAGAGACAGCTAGCAAAGTCAGGCGCGGCGTCCAGTTCTCGCGCGAATCGGTTTGCATGAGGCAAATATATTTTTGCAATACCTATTGCGTTCTCGTTTGCCTTATGCAAACATTCACCCATCGAAACGAACCCGATGGAGCCGCACAATGCAACATCCACCCACCAGACTCGCAACATTCGCCGATGGCCTCGCCATCATCGCAATGGCTTTCATTTCCGGCGCCGTCGTGGCGTGCGCGATCTTGTCCGCCTTTGGAGGTTTCACGCCATGAGCACCCCGCAGCCGGGCGAGCGCCGCGTCTTTCGCTTGCCCTTAATCCTGGCGGCCGTCGACGATGACTACGCCAGACACGACGGACAAACAGTCACCGTCGAGCGCTCCTACGAAATTCCGAGAGGAGCGGCATTTTATATCCGCGCCGCCGACGGATGGCGCGGCGCGGCTTTCGCCAACGAACTGGAGGAAATCTCGGAATGAACGCCCCAATAGATCATTACGCCTTTTGGAAATCCGCGATGCGCGGAGATCGCCCGGAGACGACGCCGGGAACCCCGCATTGCGGCTTCTATCGCGACAGCAACAAGCGCGCCGTCGCGATTTGGAAGGAAGACGGGGCTTTCGTTTGCCAAGTGACGAGCGGCTATACCCCGCGCCACTTGGACGAAATCGACGAGCTTTTCGGCTTCGTTTGTCGCAGCCCGATCACCCGCGACGTTTATCTCGCCAAGCAGCGCGGCGAGCCGTGGCCCGAGCAAGTCGCCCCGATCGCCACCAGCGGCCACAACAACCCGCCCGAGGAATTGCCCCCGGACGCCCTGCTACTGGCCGAGATAGAGGCGCACGCGAAAGCCGTCGTCGAATGGCTTTCCGAATTGCCGGGCCGCTTGCCGACGACGCAGGCCGAGGCCGACAAGTGCGAGAATTACGCGATCGAATTCGGCCGGCTCGAAAATAAGGCGACCCAACTCCACAAGGAGGAAAAAGCCCCGCATCTCGAGACTTGCCGGCAGATCGACGCGAAATGGTTTGGCCCGATCCGCGACAAGGCCGCGTTGCTCAAGGGCCGCATCAGGACCATCGGGCTCGATTGGTTGAAGGCCGAGAACAAGCGCCGGGAGCAGGCCGCGTATGAGGCTAACCGGCTCGCGCGCATCGAGCACGAGAAGGCGCAAGCCGCAGCGGCTCACGAAGCCGTCGTGTTCAACGCGCCGCCGCCAGCCCCCGAGCCGTTCAAGGAAGTCCGCGCCGAGGCCGCGACGGTCGGCACCGTCCGCGTCACCCACAAGGCCCGCAAGGTCACAACTTATGAGATCGACGACTTGCCGGCCGCTTGCGCATTTTTCGCCACGCAAGACGAAGTGGCCGACGAACTCGTGAAGACCATCACCACCCTCGCCAAGCGCGCCGGCGCCGCAGGGATCACAGTCCCGGGAATCCGAAAGGTTGAGTCTTGAGCAGGATTCGCGACCTTACCGGGCAAACGTTCGGCCGCCTTTTCGTAGTTGCTCGCGCCGAGGCCGTTCGAGGCCGCGTCGCTTGGCAATGCTTGTGCGACTGTGGAGATTTTAAAACGGTCACATCGAGCCCTCTTCTCAAGGGCGATACGGTTTCGTGCGGCTGCATCAGGAAAGAGCGAGCGGTCGCACTGGCCGCGACGAAGATCATTCACGGACACTATCTCGGGAACAAACAAAGCCGCACATACCGGACTTGGATGTCCATGAAGACGCGATGCAGAAACCCCAAGAACGTGAGCTTCAAATACTACGGCGCGCGAGGAATAACCATCTGTGGCAGGTGGGAGAGTTTCGATAATTTCTTAGCGGACATGGGCGCGCGGCCCGATGGCAAAACCTTGGATCGCATAGACGTGAATGGAAATTACGAGCCCAGCAATTGCCGATGGGCGACCCCTACAGAGCAAGAAGCAAACAAGAGGAGCAAGCTATGAGCGCCGCCCAACAACTACCAGCCGTCTCGCGCCCCCAAGAGCGCCTTATCGTGCACGACCCCGTAGGCGTCCTAGATACGGCAAGGTTTGAACACCTTATGCGTATTGCCAAAGTCATGGCGTGTTCGAGCCTCATCCCCGACTCGCTCACGACGAAGGGCACCAAAGAGAACAAGAAGGCGCTTGAACCCGACCAAATTCTCGGGAACTGCTTTCTGGTCGTGAATCAGGCGGCGCGATGGAATGCCGACCCGTTCGCCGTGGCGCAATGCGTTTCCGTTGTTCGCGGAAAGATTTGCTACGAGGGCAAGCTGATTGCCGCGATTATTGCCGCCAAGTTGGGCGTGCGCCTTCGCTTCGATTGGAACGACAAACCGGGCGACAATTTTGGGATCGTGGTTTCTGGCGTCATCCCAGGCGAGGACGAAATACGAGCCATCGAGGGAACGGTCGGACAATGGCGCACCGACAATGAGGCATGGAAGAAGAATCCGCGGAACATGCTCGCGTATCGCGGCTCGCGCGAATGGGGCCGCTTGCACGCCGCCGACATCATGTTGGGCGTCTATTCGCCCGACGAGTTGGAAGACCTCACGGACAACATGAAGGCGACGCGCGCGAAGGACGTCACGCGCAAGGAGCCGCCATCGGTTCCGCAGGACGATAAGAGCTACATCGCGCCCGTTAATGGCGGTCCTGGGCGCGGGACGCCGCCAGAGCCAGAGCCAGAGAGCTTTCAGGACGAGCTTGCGCAGCTGGAGAAGCGGCACGCGGCCGAGGACGCGGCAAAGGCCGCGCAGCAGCCGGAAGACAAGGCCGACGACGCGGACTTTGCGCCGGCATTAGACGCCAAGGAGCGCGCCGCCACCTTCGCCAAAATGCGCGCTGAGGAAAACGCCCGCGTCGACGCCGCACTTGCGAAGCAGAAGGCGCAGAAGACGACCACGACCGACGAAGACGCGGCGCGTATCGCCGAAGCCGCCCAGCGCAAAGCCAAACGCGAAGTCGCGCGCCGCGAGGCCGAGGAAGAGGCCGCGCTGCGGGCCGTGGAGGAATCGCAGCGCGCCATTGCCGCCGAGGAAGAAGCCGCAGCGAAGCGGGCGCATGAGGGCTTCGCAGACTACGCGGAAGAGCAACGCGAAGCGGCGAAGCGCACGCCGCCAGACCCCAGCGCGATCGGGCTTGAACTCACCGACGAGCTTATGGACGAGTTGCAGGCCAAGGCGCGCGAGCGGGAGACATACAACCCCGAACTCGCCGCACTCATCGAGGAAGGAACAGCCCACGCGCAGAACGGCCGCAAGGCACCGGACGGGCTAGACCGTTGGTATAACGGGCTATGCGTCAAAGACCTCGACTTAATCAACCCGCACATGCGGCAGCTTATCGCCGTCGCGAAAAAAGCCGACGCGAGGCCGCTTTGATGGAAGAAACGCGATTGAAGCGCGAGGCCGAGGCGAAAGCCCCGGTCCGCGAGACGCGGCCCCAGCCGGGCGAAATCTACATTAACGCGGCCGGGCGCGTCACACTGCCCGAAGGCGCGATCGTCACCACGCCGAGCGGCAAGCGCTACGTCGTCGAAGGAACGAACCTTCGCGAAGACACAGGGAACCGGGCCGCGCGCCGCAAGGCCGCCAGGGGGCGCAAATGAGCAAACTGGACGCAGCTAAGCAATCGGCCATCAACGGACAGGCCGTGAGCCGCACGCCGGAATTTCTCGCCGCCATGGTTTCCGCAAGGATGCGCGCGGCGTTCCAGTTGGAAGGAACGCCGCCCGCGATGGTTCCGGGGCCTCTTGCCGTAGAGGCTTATATCCTCGCGCTCGCGACCATCCTCGCGACCAACCCAAAAACCGACGACGATCAGGCCACGATTGAGATTTGCGCCATCGTCGCCGCGCGCTTGCAAGTCAGAATCGCCGAGCAAAAGAGGGCGATCGAGGACAAGCGGGACGGGATAATTCGCGCGAAAGGGGATAGCTCGAAATGACCAGCGCCGCGCCAACCCTTCACACTATGGCCCAGGTCGCGGCGCGGCTTGGGACTTCCAAGCGCTGGCTTCAAGGCTTCCTGTCCGGCCGTCCTTATGGGAGGATGGCCGGCCGCGCCCGCGTGTTCACAGAGGGCGACATTGCCCAAATTATCGAGGCTTTGCCATGCCCATCAAGCTCGAAGCGCCGCGCGTTGGTCTCTCGAAAAACTGGCGCATACGAGGAACGTATCTCGGGGTCCGAGTCGACAAGACTTCGGGAACTCCTGACAAAAAAATCGCGGCAAAGGCCCTCGCAAAAATCCGTGACGACATCGAACGTGGCGCCTTTTCCAGCGCGGGAGCGCCAACATTCGCCGGAGCAGCGCTAAAATACATCGGGGCCGGCGGCGAAAGCCGTTTCGTTTCGCGCTTAAACGATCATTTCGGCGATACGCCCTTGACGCGGATAGACCAAGCCGCCGTCGACGCCGCCGCGCTCGCGCTCTATCCCCGCGCGACGGCCGCGACGCGCAATAGGCAAGTCTATTCGCCCGTGTCCGCGATTCTCAAGGCCGCTGGCGTCGCGGACGGGCTCAAGCGGCCCAAGGGCGCGCGCGGCGCGCGTCGCCTATTCTGGCTCACCCCGGAGCAGGCCGGCGCGCTGTTGACCGCCGCAGAGGCGCGAGACGCAGAATTCGGGCTCTTTCTGGCGTTCCTGCTTTACACCGGTTGCCGGCTCACCGAGGCGCTGTCGCTCCAAATCGCGGGCGTTAATCTTTCGGAGGGCTGGGCGCGCGTTCAAGAGACGAAGAACGGCGAGCCGCGCCTTGTGCATCTTCCGCCCGTCATCGTCGCCGCGCTCGCCGCCCACCCGCGAGGCATGGAGCGGGTCGGAAAGGCGTTCCGGTTTGGCAAGAACGGCCGGCTTTACACATGGCTTGACGAGGCAGCGCGCGCCGCTGGCGTCGAAATCCCGCAGGGCGTGGCGTTCCACGCCTTTCGTCACACATGGGGCGCGTGGATGCGCCGCTATGGGGGCTTGGACACAACCGGACTTGTCGAGACCGGCGCGTGGCGATCGAGGCAGGCCGCCGCCGTCTATGAGCACGCCGAACAGAGCGCCGAGGCCAGAAAGGCCGATCTTTTGCCAAATGTTTGGAGGAAAACAGAATGAGCAGCTTTCCAACAACCGGGTATGATGAAAATTCATTCTTATATGTATTCCACTGCGACGGGTTCCATAAAGTTGGAATATCAAAGAACCAAAGGCAACGGATAGCGCATCTGCAATCAATGAACCCCCACAAATTAACGCTTGTTCTGTTTCGCAGGGTTAGCGCGCAGGACGCCTTTTTCTACGAAGGGACAATTCATAAGCTCCTAGAAAACTATCGCGTCCACGGCGAATGGTTTTCTGCCCCTCTGGACTTGATTAGGCGAGCTTGCAGGGTCGCAACTAAGGAACTTCCACTCCGCGCGGAGGATCAGAGGAAGTGGGAAGAATTTTGCGCCACGAGAGAAGGGCGCAAGCCGCCGACTTGCGTAACGGACGCGCAGTCGATCGACATTGACCTCCAACTATTTGATAACTCGCTACATCTTCAATGAAATCCACTCCCTTCACACGGGAGGGGTCACAGGTTCAATCCCTGTGCCGCCCACCATTAAGCCACTGAAATATATAAAGTGTCACCTATCTTAACAGGTCGGACGACGCACAGAAACGCAGAACGGCGCGCGAACACACCATTTCGATTCGTGTGAAATGCGTGTGGTTCGTTCGCGCGCCGTTCCTGGTCAATCGACCTTGATATGACCGCCCCAAAAGGCCGCGCCCATGCCGGCGAGCACCAGAGCCCCCAGCGCGAGCGCGGTTAAAAAGGCGTTGCCGATCTTATAGGCGATCGTATCCCAGCGCTTGCGCCAGTTCGACGCCCATACGATCGACTGATAGAGGTCCGCGCGGCCCTTGATCGTGCGCGCGTCGAGCCCCGCGCCGTCAAGTTCGCGGAGAATAGCATCGAGGCAGCAGCCCGCCTCGTCTCTATCGTTTTCGCCCGGCATCGCCGCAGCCCCATCGTTCGAGGGTTAGGAGGCGAGAACGCCGGGCTTGTCGCTCGAAAGGCCATGCAGCGCGGAATTCACAGCGCCGAGCACGAGAGCCGCCAGACCGGCGACCGCCGTTGCTTTTCCGGCCGGCCCCTGGCCAAGCAGCGTCGTGAATTCAGCCGTTCCGGTCGCCAGCGCGCCGAAGACGGCGACGCCGACATTGAGAGCGGCGGATATGTTCGGATTGATCGAAAGCATTTTTGAGCCTTTCAGAGAGAGTCTATGTCGGCGACGAACCGAGGCCACGCATAAACGCAGGCTTCGGCGACGAGGCAGAGGGTGAAAACGCCGTAATCGTAAAAGAGCAGATGGACCATCTGGAGCCCCCCCTAAGCAGCCTTCGCGAACGGAGAAACACGGAACGCGGCGAGCGCGGAGCGCGCGTATTTGATGCGATCCGACAGCGCCACGACGCCGGCCATTTCGTAGGTTTTCTCGAAAGAGGCCGTTGCGTCTTCGACTGTCTTTGTCGAACGCAGGCAGATCACCGACGCCTTGAAGGACGTCGTTAGCTCGGAGAGCGCAAAGCCCAAATTCGCTTCGTCCGACT